TCTCAAGTGGTGACCCCGATACGAGCAAGACCGCAGCCTCTTGGTTCGGTGCGTGTATCTTCCTCATCGTGGCTGCCACAATTCTGAGAAGTTTCTTCCTGTAAGGCAATGGCAGCATTTGAAATCAACAAAGGTGTAGGTCGGACGGTAGAGTTCAAGGGGCTGAAAGCGCAGAGCCTCTTCTTCTTTGCAGGAGGCTTGCTGGTGACCTTCATCGTGGTGGTTGTGCTCTATCCCCTTGGCGTCAGTCAGCTGCTCTGCCTCGGCATAGGCGCATTGGGTGCCTCACTTCTGGTGTGGCAAACCTTCGCTATGAACCGCAAGTATGGCGAGCATGGACTGATGAAGCGGGGGGCACTACGCTCTCATCCCCGGTACTTAGCTAATCGCCGTAGCGTCCTACACTTATTCCACCGGCTCAAATCATCCAGAAGATGAGACGCAAGAGTAAGACCTGTAGCTTGGAGGCCAAGTTCCCTTATGGTGTACCCTGCCTATTTTCGAGGGCTGTCAGGGGTGTTTCGGAGCGTCTCATCAATTCTCTTCGTTATGACAGAGGTTTGCTTCCTATATGATAGGATGAATAGGATTACAATACCGAGGAGACCTGTCGTGAGGTGACAAGTGGCAGATCCATTGCAAATAGAGATGACTAACAACACACCTAGCATTGCAATAATCGTTCTGTGCATATTGTTGACCTCTGAGAATAGCTCAATCTTGTCGTCTAGTTTGGATGCTCGTACGAATCTAGCATAATCAGAAAACTGGATGATCTTTGTACACCTTAGAGCTGGCTCGATAAGAATCGAGCCAATTCTACTTAGGACTAACCCGAAGAAGTAGTATAGGAACATACCTAGTATTACGTCATCTACAGCCAGGTTGATCCCCGTGTATCGATTCAACAGAATCACAAATACAACGCCGGGAAATAGGTAGTTGAAGATGTTGTATGTTGACAACTTTTGTAAGAGTTCACTCATAGCTTACTTTTCTACTTTACGTGATAGCTTTAGTGGCTGAACAGATCCCCAGCCAATTCTTGGTGGATATCCTGATCGATGACATATTATATCTCCCTTGGTTGTTATAACCTCCACCCCTCGTCGGATGAAGGCATTAACAACAGACTTCTTGGGATGATCAGGAGCTCCCTTAGATGTATTTACAAAGCATGTCTTTGTTGCTGTAGAGCCCACTGGAAGAATAGGCCCTAATAACATATCTAATACTTCGGGAGAAACATTCCTTCTACTGCCATGATGTGGCATTTGGATGAACTGGCATTGCTGGAGATCATAGCCACAATCCCATGCATACTCGTAAGCTTTGGTAAGCGCTTGTATCCCAGCATCCCCAGTAAGCAGAACTCGATGTCCATCAGGGAGAATAAGGGGGGTAAAACGAAATGTGTAAATACAATAGTTAGGTTGACGTGATTAGATTGTTTGTTTATCAGAGAGTTACCGAATATTAGAGGGTGAACGGAGCGTAAAACGAAATGTTACAAGCGTGTTACATTTGCGTTACATTCGATGAGCGTTTGAACGGTGTTTGAGAGAATAATGTTACATAGGAGGGTAAATGGGGCGATTTGGGACGTTTTAATCCTGAGTGTGGGTACTTAATAGTGTAAGGGTTTTGACGGCGACAAAAGCGAAGCAAATAGCTGTGACAGGGTTGTTTTATGTGTAACTTGATGAGGTAGGCTATTTACAGCTTACCTTTTATTTTACGCAATTATTAAAATATTATATACTTAAAATATCGTATATAGTAACTATTTTGTATATTTGCAAGCAAAAAGAGAGAACTATGACAAAGGTTATACACGTACAATTGATGAAAGGGAGGAAGAATTATTACTTTGGTTCAATTCCTGCGATTTACAGCGTTTTGACGGCTGAGGAGATCGGTATTAAGCAAAGTTCGCTGGAGCGTGTAGGATTGAGTAAGGGAGGGGTTGTACTGAACAAAAAGGCTTGTATCAGGGCTGGTGAGCTTATACGCTCAAAAGTGACAAAATAAGGGTATGTTTGAACAGCTAAAACACTGATTGAACGATAGTTGAACGGCTTTCAATACGTTTTTGAACGGTTGGAAGCCGTTTTTTCGTTTTATTGGGTTATAAGAGGTGTGTTTTTAGAGTCAAAAATGGCTTTGGAGTGACATTAGGGGTGACGATTGGGGTGACAATGAAAAACGAAATGTGTAACGAGGGGTGACATTAGGGGTGACACTTTTTATATGTTTTTGACCACATTCACCCTCCTAATAAAGACGAAAAAAAGAGGATAGACCCCATTTTTTATCATTTACACCCCCCATTTATTCTGTATAAGGAGGGGTATAAAACCATGTTTCATTAATAGGCATATTGTCGAATTTCCTTTATTTTTAAGGTTTTCAACGCCTTTTCTATGGGTTGGATAATACAAAAGCGTGCGTGTGCCTATTTATGCAAAGAGCTACTGGTCGTTGACTGCTTCTTCTATCTGCTCATTGAGCCTCTGAATGGCAATGAAGTTTACAATATAGTAGATGATAGACACAATAATAGTAACAAGCGTAAGAACATCTATTCTATATGTAAAGTTTTGAATAGTTATAGTTGTTTTGTATAGAGAGGCTATATAAAATAAAGAGGTGAATAAGAATTGGTAAATAAAATAGTTTCTTACCTTCTTCATGTTTCTCCTAATGCGATTGCGTATTGTTCTATTTTTTATCCCAGAGGTATTAGAGGTTACAGACAGACTCATACCAATGGAGAACATAATTCCAGCTACGGTGAATAATGTGTTAAGAGTAGTATTGCTCACGGTGAAAGCTGGCACGAAATAAGAAATCATGCCAGCTAAAATAATAGCCAATATGCTACTCCAAAATATTTTCATTTTTGTTTTTTGAGCTTATTGATTACATATTCCATCTGTCCGTATAACTGCGGCTCACTTAAAAGACCTGTTCCTGTGGTTTCTATCTCAAATGTCTCAACGTATTCTACGTCTCCGAGTTTTACTTGTCCTTCCTTAGTGTTAAGAGAAACGGTGCTGGTGTCCACAATGTTGTTGATGATATTACCAATCTGGGTCTCGTAGTCTTCCTTCGTTTCCGGACTCTTTGCAAATTTAAGCAAAATATCTATAGTAATAGCATCATTATTGATAATATCATCTATATCTTTCACATCATTAAACAGTTCAGAACTTAGAAGTTGTTTTTTTATGTTTCGGAATTTTTTGATAATAGTGCTTTCCTGATCATTTACCTTCTTTTGTGGTCGTGGAGCTTGAAACTGAATCCCCTTTACCTTATTATAATTTAGAATCTCCTGTTTCTTGATAATAGGTAATATACAATATGGCTCATCTGCTATTTCATTCTGCAGTAGCCAATTAAGGTATGTTTGAAATGATGTAATCTTTTGAGAGCCTCTAAGGTTCGTTACAAGATAATCTTCAGAGATAGCAAAGTAGTATAGGTATTTTACGAGTAAGTTCTTACCGTTTGCCATCTGTAAATCTGCAATAACAATATTTGGCTTGTTGAGCATATCATCCGTCATGTTTGGAGTATTTTCTGCAATGGTTGTACGCACTACCGCTCCTATAAGCACACCATTAGGAGTAGTGTGAAAATGTGCAATGTAGTCGGTCTCTTCCAGGGGATCTCCCTCGTTGATTAACATGCCACGGTCTTTTATAAGAGTGTTTTGCAGTTTTTCAGCAAGCTTTTGCTGCGCATCACTATGGCTACGTTTAATGTCAGGATTATCAAATTTAAAGGCTCTGAGTTTAACGGTCTTTGTCATTTTTAAGGTGTTTTATTGTTGTTTATATTGTTCTTAATATCGGTTACTATAGATAAGAATAAGCTGGTTTGGTAAGCTCAGTAAGAGAAAATACAACAATGCTTTTGCTTCTTTTGTGTATTATTCAACATCAGAAATGCTTATAACTGTGCCCAGGCTGTCAAGTGTAAAGATTTGGTTGTAGATCTGTGTTGCACCATATTGATTCTTGGCACGGTATTTATGACGTACTATGAACCATTTGGTGTGTGGGTTCTGTGATACTGGACTCCATTCAACACCATCATAGCTTTCAGGATCGTTCAGATTCTTTTTTAAGAACTGTTTTACCTGGCGTACTGAAGCATCTAATACATCATTGTGGACAACAGCTACAGGTTCTTTCTTCTCTTGTGGTTCTGGCGAGTCGCTAAATGCACCTGCAACCAATACTGATACTACGATTAAGCCAATAACCGCTAATATAGTAAGATTAAGCCTTGCCTTTTTCTTTTCTTGTGGAGTCCTCTCACTCCATTTCTTTTTCTCTTTCATATAATATAAACTTAAGTTATTAGACGTATTATAATTGAATATAGTTATGCGTCAATCTCCCAATCTTTGTAACCCTTTGCTCGCAGTTCTTCCAGACGTTTTGTATAGGCTACGATATCATGTACCAGTGGAACCATTCTATACCTATCGTATAGCTGCTGTTTCTCGTCATCTGTCAATATAACGGGATTGTCAGGATGTAACTTGTTCCAATAGTTTTCTACAAAGAACACTGCATTACAGCGTACTCTGGCATATTCTTTCAAGAACTCTTCAAGTTCAGTCTTCTCTGGGTCTATCATAGTATATATGTCTATCAAATGATACAGTTAATGCGTACGGATGCCTTGACGAGGGCAAGAGCTGTAATGCGGCGAAAGTCGATATCCCTTGCTGCATAAGCAGGATTCTCCGAGCCGAGCGTTACGAATGGTTCGCCCTTATCAGACTTGCGGATGTACTTTACCACGATATAGTCTTCTCCATCAATATCATAAGAAAGCAGGTACATTTCTCCATAGAGTAGATTATTCATATCGGTTGACTGCTGCTTATACAGTATAATATCGCCAGACTTGAGCAAGGGATACATAGAATCACCAACAATACGAATAGCACCATCACACTTGGGTAAATTAGGAATCTTAATAGTATCAATGATATTCTGCTTGTTGTTGTCAAAGAGAGCCTTCAGTCCTGCAGTAGCCTCAAAGTCATAGAGATATACTACTTGCGTATCTTCTTTTTTCTCTATGCTGCGAGGTTGGTGTATAGGCTTCACCTTTACTTGTGACTCTTCTGTTGTGGGTTTGAGCATGGGACCTTTGCCTGTGAGGAGCCACTCTGGTGAAATGTTTACGCATTTTGCATAAACGATATCAATATCAAAGGTATTTCGGCTAATCCATGTATTAACAGCCTGTGGAGACACGCCTATTATACGAGCAAATTCTGACTTATTTCCGTCAGAATAGTGTTCTATAAGCTTTAAAAGTCTATCCTTTTTCTCCATAATTAAACATTTTGCGTAAAATAATTGCCTAAATATTTGTTTTGTTTATGCAAAGTGTTTATCTTTGCAGCGTGTTAAGTTTATTAACAGCGTCCAAAGATACAAAAAAGGGGCGTGATTTGCAAATGTTTAACAACCAAAATAACTGGTTTATGGCAACAAAGAAAGTTTATGATGCGTGCTGTCAGTGCATACAACAGATGAACCTACAACAAGTAACGAGCGCAGGCTGCAGAAAAATAACAAAGCCAGCAATGTCTTTCTTATTTGGAAAGACAGAACTGGTTACGGAAAAGGAGTTGATGCGCTGCGGCGAAATTGAACAGCGCCGCCACCTTAATGAGGACGCTATTTTGCGAAGCGTTTACATTGAATTGTATTCGAAGGTGAAACCTTTTGTCAAACACTCCAACATGGTCGGTCATACATAGGATGTCGATGGAACTGGCAAAATCGTGGCACTGTTGAACGAGTGTCTCAACGAGTGAGAGTCCCCGTTCAACGGTATCCGCTTCTGGCTCAAACCAGAACTGATAGATGACATTTATCTCTTCGGTCATGGGTGTTAATTTTATAAACAGCCCCAAAGATACGAAAAAGAAAATTGATTTACAGGTATAATAAATAAAATATATGGAAAAACAAATCTATGTAAGTAAGAAAGGTAAGGCTCACTTATGTGAAGTCTTTAACTGCACCACAGTAATGGTATGGAAGGCTCTGAACTTCAAAAGCGATAGCGAACTTGCGAGGAAGATACGCTTCACTGCACTAACACAACTGAATGGAACTCCTAATTGGAAGCAGGCAGAGGTTGAAACTACTCACGAGGAAGCAGAGCAGACAATGACACAGACCTTCGGTGAGCGAGTAAAGTTGGTAGTCGACCGTAAGGATGGTAGTGTAAGTGTCTTTGTTGATGGAGTTGTGATACGTCGAGAGCAAGATATGAACATACCTGCTTTCATGAAGTTGCAGAGTGATGTTGAACTGATGGCTATGGGCTTATAATTATAATTGGGATGGAATACTTCAACAAGATATTGTGCGTAACCTACGCGGAGCTTACTGGAGGTAGTGATGCGGTTATTAAAGCTGCAACATTACGCCAGAACATGAGCCGTGGAAATATCGTCAGCGTACACCGTGGAGGTGGCGAGGGCGGTCAGGCACTCTACGCATGGAGTTCCATTCCTCAGAAATACAAGGCTCGGTATATGGAACGATACGGTGATCCAGAGCAGCGAATGAAGGAAGCAATGATGCGTGACCGCATACGGCTGGACAGCGAGGCACGTGAGTTCTTTGAAAAATTCACCTACGAGAAGAACGGCAAGCAGGAACATCTTACAGAGAAGCTCATTGAAGAGTACACCATTAATGCAAGTGTACTGAAAGAACTATTGAAGATGATGGCACTGCGTAGAGCTATTCGTCAGAGTTTGAACGGCAGCACTACAGGAGCTTGGGAGGTAATCTATCAGAGTTCTGAAACTATGCGCAAAGAGTATCAGCACACCCTTCCACAGAATGAAGCGCGACTGAAGGCAAAGATTAAGGCTTTCAAGGCAGATGGCTATAAGAGTCTTATCAGCGGTAAGGTTGGAAACAAGAACACACAGAAGATAACAGACGAGTTCGGACAGCTACTCATCGCACTGAAACGTTGCAGGGTTCCAGTCTACACCGATGCGCAGCTCTTTGAAGAGGCAAACCGCCAGGCAGAAGCAAACGGTTGGAAGCCACTGAAGAGCCTTAGCGGTATGAAGCGTTGGCTAAACAGCGCTGCGATAATGCCACTATGGTACGATGCTGTACATGGTGAGCAGGCTGCACGACAGAAATTCGGACGCAAGCATCGCACGGCACTGCCAACGAAGCGTGATGCGCTGTGGTATGGTGACGGAACGAAACTGAACCTATATTATAAGGACGATACTGGCAAGGTACGCACCACGCAGGTCTATGTAGTCATTGATGCGATGAGTGAGGTGATGCTTGGTTGGCATATCAGCGATACAGAGGACTACGAAGCACAATACCACGCATATCGCATGGCAATTCAGACCAGTAAGCACAAGCCTTACGAGATTGTTCACGACAACCAAGGCGGACATAAGAAATTGGATGCTGACGGACTGTTTAAGAAGCTTTGCCACGTGCATAGAACCACGCAACCTTATAACGGCGAATCAAAGACCATTGAGGCGGTGTTCGGTAGGTTCCAACAACAAGTGCTGCACAAAGATTGGCGCTTCACAGGTCAGAACATTACGGCAAAGAAGATGTCGAGCCGGCCGAATCTTGAATTTATTGAGGAAAACAAGGACTCACTCTATACGCTTGAGGAACTGAAAGATGCTTACGCAAAGGCTACTAAGGAGTGGAACGAGATGTCGCACCCTGCATACGGCAAGAGTAGACAGGAAGCCTACGACAGCAGCGTGAATGAGGAAACGCAGCAGGTTACGGCACACGATATGGTGGATATGTTCTGGGTGACAGCTAAGCGTATGAGTACCTTCACCGACCAGGGTATCAGTGTAACCATTAAGAAGGAGAAGCGACAATACGAGGTGATGAGCGAGCCGGGCGTACCAGATCACGAGTGGCGCAGGCAGCACACTTACGAGCGGTTCGTAGTTAAGTATGACCCTTACGACTTCGGAAGCATTCGCCTCTATAAGAAAGAGGCTGACGGCAGTCTGAGATTTGAACGAGTAGCAGAGCCTTACGTTGTGATACATCGTGCGATACAAGAGCAGACAGAAGGCGAAGCAGCATTCATCAGACAGCAGCAGGCTGCGAATACTACTGACCGTATTGAGCGCACCGTTGCAGGACGTGAGATAGAAAAGGCTCACGGCGTAATGCCAGAGCAGCACGGATTACGTAGTCCAAAGCCTAAGGGAATGACAGCAGCTGAACGCCGACAGATAGAACGTCGTACAGGTATCTATAGCAAGTCTCCAGAAGAGTATAAGATAGGACGGAAGACGAAGCAAGTTAGCCTTGAGGACTGGGCAGAGGTTGAGACGGCAGTGGTTGATATGGCAGCAACGGCAGGAAAGCTATAAAGAAACCGATGATAAGTCATTCACTTACGCATCAAAAGTGGGTCACTTATGCACTGAAAGTGATAAGGTAATTATAAGCAGCGAGGCAATGCCTCACTGAACCAAGAACAATTAATAAAAAGAACAACAATATGAAACTAACAAAGAACGAAAAAGGACAGATACAGGAGAGCTTGAGACAATACGTCAGCAAGTATCCAAGTCAGAACAAGGCAGCACAGAGCCTTACAGGAACAAGTAGCGCAACAGTGAGTAGCATCCTGCAAGGCAAGTGGGAAAACATCAGCGACGATATGTGGCGCAACCTTGCATCGCAGTTAGGAACCACGGCAGGTACAGACTGGCAAGTCGTTGAGACGAAAGCCTATCAGGAAATGGTGTTCGCTATGAACGATGCTCAAACAGTCAAGAACGTTACGTGGGTAGTTGGTGAAGCAGGTTGCGGAAAGACAACTACAGCTAAGCTATATGCAAGTGAGCATGGCGAGGTGTTTTATATCCTCTGCTCCGAGGATATGAAGAAGAGCGACTTCATTCGTGAGATTGCACGCCGTATCGGTCAGAAGACAGAAGGTTACAGCATCAGAGAACTGCTTGACAGAATCATTGACGATCTCATTCAGATGAAAGCACCGCTGCTTCTTTTTGACGAGGCGGACAAATTACCAGAGCGGGTGTTTCACTACTTCATCGACTTGTACAATAGATTAGAGGATAAGTGTGGTATCGTCTTCTTCTCTACAAGCTATATCAAGCGTCGTATGACAATGGGACTGCGTTACAACAAGTGTGGATATAACGAGATACACTCACGTATCGGTCGCAAGTTCTTCGAGCTGGAGAGGACTGGTGCTCACGATGTCTATGCGGTTTGTATGGCAAATGGCGTAACGGATAAAGCACATATATCAGAAGTGGTGAGAGATTCTGAAGAATACGAGTTTGACCTAAGACGTGTGAAGAAGAGTATTCATAGAGTGAAGTTAATGGCTAAAGCCTCTCCCAGCCCCTCCGAAGGGAAGGGAGCTCAAACAGTGGTAAAACAGTGTTTGAGTACCAAACGAAATTCAAACCATAAAGCTAAAGGTGATGAATAGAGCAATGTCAGTAACCGATATGCTGCGCATGAAGAAAGAAACCTATCCATTTGAAGGAGACTGGGCGGAGGCCTTCGGAGCACCAGAACGAGGCGGTGTATGGTTCATCTGGGGACGAAGCGGAAGCGGTAAGACCAGCTTTACGATGAAGCTCTGTAAAGAGTTAGCCAAGTATGGAAGGGTTGCTTATAACTCCTTAGAGGAGGGTTTCTCACTAACAATGAAGAATGCAATTATGAAAGCAGGTATGCAAGATGTTGCACGGCGGTTTATCCTCATCAGTGAGAGTATGGAAGACCTTGATACACGTCTTAAGAAGCGCAAAAGCCCCGATATAGTTGTCATTGATAGTTTTCAGTACACACAGATGAGCTTTAAGGAGTATCAGGAATTCAAGGCTCGACATCGTGATAAGCTGCTCATTTTTATCAGTCAGGCAGACGGCAACAAGCCTTCAGGTCGCACGGCAGTGAGTGTTATGTTTGATGCAGCACTGAAGATATGGGTCGAGGGCTACAGAGCAATCAGTAAGGGACGCTATTTTGGCAATCTTGGCTATTACACGATATGGAAAGAGCGAGCAGATATATACTGGGGCGAAACAAAAGAGTAAAGGCTATGGCAAACAGGCGAGACAACCTATTGTACAAGCTACGAAAGAAAGGAGTGAGAGTACTTACACGAGAACGCACAATCTTCTTCGCTTTTGATAGAGAGCCGTTCGATGTAGTACAGGTGAAACGGCTTTGCAGGGAGTATCATTTTAATGTTCAATTAGAGTTACAATAAAACTATGAGTAAGGAGAAACGATTTATAGAGATTAGTCCTGGATTGATGAGTCCAGGTGGTAAGATGACAGATCAAGTCGAGAGTCAAGGACACATTTGCCCCTATTGTCAAGGGAACGGATACCGTTGGCAGGAAGACAACTGGCAAGAGCGGTTCAAGCAAGAGTGCCCAATCTGTAGAGGCAGCGGTAAGCTTGATGCAGTGATTAATGTTGTGTGGAAGGCTTCAAAAGAGTAGTTATGGAAATGTTAAGATACAAGTCTGTCTGTCCGAACGACAAACCGATGTGGCTGCTAAAGCTACAGATGGCTATCAGTAATACATACTCTTTGCGAGGAATAGAAGATACTGAAGAGGAATGGAAGCAGTTGAAAGACTTTATAGACTGGTTTATATCTAAGTTGTATGTCCGCAAAGACATAGCAGTAAAAAGCGATATAAGCACCTACCTTATGAGAGAAGAGGGTCAGACCCAACTGCTTATCAAACGAAACGGAAAATTAATTCAAACATATTATATCAGTAAGTAAACGAGTAGACGAGTGAATGAGTAAACAAGTTATCAGTACGATTAACATGTCAACTTGTAAACCCGTAAACTTGTCAACTAAAACAAAAAAGATTATGGCAACATTTTTAGACAAACTCAAGAAGAGATTGCAAACATGGCATGAGGAACGTGCCGACAGAATGCAGAACAAACGACAGGCACGGCTCGATGCAGAGGCACGTGAAGCCGTACAAGTAATGGAATTTAATGGTGAGCTATATGTGAGTGTACACGGCATACCATTGTTCGGTCAAAGTGACCTTAGCGATGATCTTACAGAGGCTGTAGCTTCTGGCCGTAAAGCGTATAAAGATTGGAAGGAGGAAAAGCTATGGGAGCAGTCGGGAACTACGCAAGGTTTTATACCCTGCTAAAAAAGATGCCTGGTGCTGACAAGGAAACGCTGGTCTATCAGTTTACACAAAACAGAACAGTACACCTTCATCAGATGTCAGCAAAAGAGTATGATGCTATGTGTAGACAGATGGAGGATATTACAGGATATGACGAGCGAAGACGTAAGCAATACGATATCCTACGCAAGGCACGTAGCGGAGTTCTACATCAGCTGCAGATATACGGAATAGACACAACAGACTGGAACCGTGTGGATGCCTTTTGTAAAGACCCACGAATAGCAGGAAAAACATTTAGAGCGTTGACAGTGGATGATCTCAATGCTTTGAACACAAAAATAAGAATGATCATCCGAAAACAAAAAACAGAATAATATGGTAAACATTAAGAATTTGAGCAAGGAAGAGCGTGCGAAACTACTTGCTGAGCTGCAAGACGAAGAAAAGCAGAGTCGCATTGAACGCCGTGAGACCTACGAGGGGCTACGTGCTGAGATGATGCACGATGTGTGGCAACGCTTAACACGTATCGTGACTGACGTGCGTGGCTTCCACGACTGGCTACAGGGTGAAGTTGAAAGCTTCGTAAGTGTGATGCGTGATTATGGTCAGGTCCGCAAGACAGACCAGCGAAGCTACACGATTACTGACGGCGATTTCCGTCTTGAAATCTCAAATAATAAGGTGAAAGGCTTTGACGAGCGTGCAGACCTTGCTGCAGAGCGTCTAATCGACTATCTCAAGCGTTATATGAAGCAAAGCGAGAAAGGTTCGGACGATCCAATGTATCAGATGGCAATGACGCTGCTTGAACGTAATAAGGCTGGAGACCTCGACTACAAGAGCATCTCTAAGCTGTATGAGCTGGAGGACAAGTTCGATAGTGAGTATTCAGAGATTATGACACTTTTCAAGGAGGCGAATGTGGTTCAGAAGAACGCTATCAACTACTACTTCTATCAGAAGAATCCAAAGACCAATGTTTGGGAACGCGTAGAACCAAGCTTCTGTAGGTTGTAACAGACAAAAATCATTAACTAACTCCTGTTTAAGAATAAAACCGTCCATTAGTGTGTACGAACACACATTTGGGCGGTTTTTATTTGTAATAAGCAGATAAAAAGGTGTAAAGACTTGCAAATAAGATGATTATTTGTTAATTTTGCAGATATGAGTAAAGGAAGAGATAGTAAATTGATAGAAGCACGCAACAGAAGGCTATTTGAGCGTTACTTCTACTGGACAGAGGAACGACGCCTCCGTTTCGATGATACTATCCGCATACTTTCCAATGAAGAGTTTTATCTGTCTGAAAGCCGTGTGCTGCATATCATTCGTGATATGATTAAACGTGGCGAAACAGTAGATGGTAAGCAGATGAAAGCACCGCTCTTCACAGGCTTTCGTGTTACACCTTCACGCCCATCTTCACGCGTAAAGAAGGTTTCTGAACCGTCCTTGTTTCCTTAACCATTTCTGACACTGTACATTCGTACATCATTTCATACACTTTTATTCCGTGCTTCCAAGTAAAGAACTTGGAAGACTTGCGTATCAAAGGAGCATCAGTGCCAAGACAGGTTCCCTGTAGTAGCTGGTGCAACTGGTGACGCATTTCATTACGCTCTCTGACAGCCTGTGTGGTTCCACTCGTTGCGTGAGTATCATCATAGCAGTCTACGATGAGACGGATGCGAAGCCTACAAGTTCCTTTCTGTGCAAGCATTCCTATATCGCTCCATTCTGTCTGCGCTTCTTCTATAAGTACTGCAGGGAACGTTAGCGGATACATATCAGTATCTTCGTCCTCTATGTTTTCAAGTTGTCCGTAGTCTTCGTCAATGACGGAAAGCGACGGCATTTTCTCTTTGATAAAGTCTATCAGTTGGCAGAGTGTCTGTTCCATAATTATGTTCTACTTACAAGTTCTTTTATTTTCTCTATGCTCTCATCAAGCATCTTGTTAATCTTTACTGTCAGCTCACGGCTATCACCAATGAACTGACGGCGTGGAATGCGTGCAGTGATATTAAGTTTTGTCTTTTTCGTGAGTGCGAGAGCCTTCCACATCTTAGCTCCAGAAGGTAAGTCTTTTGGAAGTTTCCCTTTGCCTTTCACGCCTGATAGTGCATACACCTTAGCCCATGCCATACGCCGCATACGTTTTGTAATAGTTGGATGCGTATTGATAGTACCACCTTCATTGTGAACAGCTGCGTAAGGCACAGGATTGGATATTGTAACTTGCCCAGGTGATGTTTCACTCTGTATTGAACGCATAAGATGATTGCGTCGAGAGGTAAGAGGAGAGTACTTTGCGTCCGTCGTATTACCGTTCTGTCGTTTCGTACGTTTCCATTGGTGAACTCCTCCATCCGTGAAGCCACCATCTCGGAAGTTCTGCTTGAAGTGGTTTGCAGCCACTACACCGACCTTTCGAGGAAGTCTATCCGTCACCTCCTTTTGTATCTCGTCTTTGGCACGTGAGATACGCCTTTCTATTTCTTTTGCATCCATTTCTTCACTTTTTTGTCGAAAATGTTTGTTGTATCAGAATAAATCATTATTTTTGCATCAGGATGAGAGTCTGCATATAAGTGCGATAACTTCAAGCTCCGCAGCCGTCCAACCATATAGAGCCGTATTTTACGGCTCTAATTGTTTTAGAACGTTTTCTATTTCCACCCTATTCTGTGTGTAAGGTATAACCTTTACAGCCTTACCTTTATAAACAACATAGGTTTCCTTTATTATACCCTGTTCGAAATCTGCTTTTCTTCTGTTCAGATACTTAGAAAGTTCAAATGTGTTAAGTCGTTTTAGTCTCGCATCTAAATCGATAACAACAATGGAACACCCTTGCTTAATAGCCTTTTGGAAAGCAGAAGTTATTCCTTGTTCTCCTCGTATCATCTTATTATCTGCAATCAATCCATTTATTTCAAGTTCAGGATTACTTACATCTTCTTCCAATATATGTGGTCGTATTCTAATCTTCATATTTGGGAATGAAGAGAGAAGAGAACGTGAAACCTTAATGTTCGCATTTAAGTCTTGCTTGTCAGCAGTGTTACTTATCAGCAGCCTTTCTCTCATTTCTTTGTCCTGATAGAATCCATTAGGAATGGCAGCATCTATATAAGGACAATTATAACAATCCTTCTTCCTATTTAAGAAAACAGTTGCTATCCGTCCTTTTATACCAGGCTTATAAAAAGAACATTGACTACACTTATCAGGAAAATACGGATGAGTGTCGTTGAATGTGTGCCCATCTTTACCCGGGTTATTTTCAAGTCCTTTTTGTGGCAGAGGAGCATCCATATCTGCAGGACGATTTACAGGATCATCAGTAGCTTCAAGTGAGCACTTGCAGTTCCATCGGTCGCCAGGGTGATGATTGTTCCAGAAAGGATCATTAATAGGCAGAGTAAGCTTCGCCGTCCAATAGTTACGATGACTCCCTTCAGGACTTGGTGAAGTCGTCGGCATCCATCGTAGGTTAGGCAGGATATCCTTGTTACGTTCAAACTCACGCCAGTCTGCTGCGTTATGCGCACGGATAACAGCAGTGTCATACTCTGTACGAAGCCACGCACCGACGTAATGTGATGTAATTCCCTTTACATCGTCAGCCCATTGACGGAAGGGTTTCAGTTTACCGTCACTGTCCAGCAATTTATTTGCGACCTCTCCAGCCAGCGAATGTACTTTGAACGCAGCAAAAACCTCATTAGAATGGCGCAAGGCACGATAAAACTCCTCATCGTGTGTACTTGTAGCAGTGCTCTGTGAAAGTCCCTCCACAGTCGCCTCGTTGATAACTTTAACAACAGCCGACCATAATCCGGGATCAATGCCTTCAGCTAATTCAGGCTTGTTATGGATTCTCTGTAGAAAAGCCTGCACAACATTAAATGAGATAGCTGGGCTTTCGTTGTGGAAATGACTATGCCCAGAGCAAGAGCAATGTTCACCATAATAGAGCGTATCAATCAGAAGTGCGCCCCTTTGTCTGGGGCGAGTCCGAAAAAACTTTTCAAATGCTGTTTGAACGCTGTTTTATCAGTGTTTTTGTCTTGCTTCTTTTTGTCATCATCATTAACCTGTAAACCAAGTTGCTCTCTGAATGCAGCTTTTGCAGCCTCTTTCTCCTCCTTCAGCTGCTTGTAGTTATCAGGCTTAGCAACGCAGAAAGTTTCATAGAGATAGTCGTCATCAATCGGAAGACCCATTGACGATAGCTTTTGAACGATGTCTATCTGCTGAGCTGGGTTAATCTTATCTTTCTTCGCATAGACGAATTCACCACCTTCCACATTGAAGCCCAGTGAGGCGAAAATAGGACGCATATCATAATTGAGGATGTCAAGAATGAAATCACGATCATCGGAGTTCATTTCGTCTTCTTCCTCCTTGTGAACAGAGCCGAGAGCCTGCGTACCAGTTGACTTAGCGTCTGTGGTGAGCGTGTTTCCCAGCACACGTATAGACATCTTTGAGTCCCAGTACTCAGCAAAAGTTCTATAAAGGTCGCTGGAACCAGTCTTATTACCAGCCTCTACAAGTTTCAGCTCGCTTTCTTTTGGATGGATGTATGCCGCGTTCGCACCCTGTCGGCATGCATCAGCGATGACACGACGGCGTGCGTCCTCGTCTCCAGCATCATAAGTGTACTCACGAATTGGCATACCAAAGATGTTACAGAACTGTGCCCAGTCTGACATATCACCACGCTTATAGAGTACAGCAGGCAGAAGTTCTGCATAAATACCAAGGTCACGTTCGCTCCCAACGAAAAGCATATCAGGGAAGTCATCAATAGGCACGCCATCCATTGAACCTTGATACTTGAGCAGCTTACGATGTATAGGGTCATAGTGCTTGCGATTGATAAGGTCATAACGGATATTACCTTCCTCATTGAGATAGAACTGTACGAGTGTGAAGCCCCAGAACTCTGACATTACAAGGTCTTTCCTCAGCTGTTTGAACCAGGGTGATTTTATCTGATTGTTGATTGCATCATCAGGTACACCATTTCTTCTAAACTCAATAGGAATCTTCGTTACGCCTCGCATACGTTTTGCAATGACTCCAGAGAGATGAAGGTCAAGAGAAGCACTATCATACATATCGTACAGACGTGCCCTATTGGAGAAATCTATTCCCCTTGCAGCCTTAACAGATTGCATATACGCATTCATGTCAAACATGAATATCTCTGGCATCTGCAGAACGATGTCTGGCTGTCTCATTCCTTGAGGAACGAGCATTCCACCTTGTATTATTTTGCCTTGCTTAGGGCTGTTTTTCTTTTTTCTGTTCATAGCAATGTTGGTCTTAAGCCATCAGCTTGTATCTGCCAACGACTATTGTTCTTAAGTTCATCTTCAGGCATCAATGGAGCACCGTCAATCGTTACGTCTCCTCCCATTACGCCTTTCAGCCATTCTATAGCACGCTCATATCTATCCTGGCGTATTTTTGCAATCTTGTACGGATTATGTTGCGTAAAGATGTGATAGATAGCGATGTCAAGCGCAAACATAAGAATGAGAGGGTGTCTATCATTCTCTCTTGCGGAAAAGATAGCGTTACAATCATAAATCTTGTTCAGATATCCTCGCATTTCACTTACCGCTCTATCCTCACATATCTCAACTATCTGAGGATCATAAGTTGGACTTTCTTTACGCAACAGCGCATCAAGTATCTCGCGGTGAATACTTGCATCGTAGTCTTCTATATTGATAAAGTTATTCATAATCACATCTTATAAGGATTTTGCTCATCCATTGTATGAAAACTGATAGTTATAGTGGGTTCAACCTCTGCCATCTTCTCATCTAACATTGTGATTCCACCTTCAAGAGAGTCAGGTCCATCAGCTGGATATGGTAAGTTAAGCTCAAATAGTTTGCACTGATTGATAAGCTCCAGCATCATAGGGTTGTCTTTTTCCTCTTCATTGAATACCCATTGACAATTACGATCAATCGGTTCAAGATTGGCTTCGATACGTGTTGCTTTGTCTGCTTTCTTTCGGCTGTCGCCACGAATAAAGAGACTTGTATTACGACGCTGCTGTTCCTCACGTAGAAGTGGTTTGAAGACCTGTTCGTAGAATGGGTCTTGTAGTTTATTGTTCTCTATGTACCAATATACAGGAACCTTGCCTCCTACGTATTTATCAAGTTCAAAGTACCAGCCAATAAAGTTCGCATTTGTCTCGTGAGCCAAAAAACCTTTTATAATGTAGTAGACACCTTTGTACTTGCCAATAAGCCAAAGAGACTTTGTTGACGACGCTTTCTTTTTGCTGTCAGAATAAGCAGGGTCTCCATACCCAATAAGGAACTTAAATTTAGACAAAGCAGGGACTTTCCCAAAAGGAAGATTACGGAAGATCTTACCTTCTGAAACAGGATTATTGAAGTACTCTGCTTGTACGGCTCTTGCAGATATACCAGCAAGGACTGTATTAATCTGCTCCTCAGTGTTTTTTGCAGGCCAAGTAGATTTTCCACTCTTATCGCGGATGTTAACAATATCCCAGCTCTTTGCTATTGCTCCAGCACGTGCAATACAACAGTCTTTAGCAATGATGTTACCGCACCATAGAACAAGAGTCGGCTCAGAGATGGAACGTGTTGGATAGAGTGCGCCTTCAAACCAATCCCACTTCTTTTTAAGAGTTTCAGGGTTGCGGCAGTCCTCATCTGTGTCATAGTCATCAAGATAGATGACGTCAGGTCGTACCGCTTCGTTTCTCGCACCACGTGGAGCACTACCAGCACCAAGTGCAACAAACTTAGCACCACAGCGACATGTGAAGTCTGTTTCTGTCCATTGCCCTACAAGCTGTTGAATGCCATAAAATTGCTTAATACGTGGGTTGTTCTCAAAATTAAGCCTGAAAGGTGTAAGTAAACGTGTTGCTGAAGTTATAGTTGCTGAAGCTAACACAATGAACTTCTTACGCCCAGTGAGCGCAAGATACATCAAGACAAACATAGATACAGTAGACTTTGCCAGCTCACGACTCCACGAAAGCACTTCGTACCATTCATCGTGTTCAATAATACGACGAATAGCACGCACGTGAAAAGGTGCAAATTCATATTTAGCATACTTGGGAAAGAAATACTGAATCCATTTAATAGGGTCTTGTTCCAGTTCCTTTCGTCTGCGTTCAATGTCACGCCTTGACAGCCCATTCTCAACAGGCATATCAGAGGTGAATGATTTATGGAACTCTTCCCAGTTCCTTAATGCAATTCTTTCTTCCTGTGTCATTTCGCCTTTGCCATTTGGTCCTTGATAAACGCATCAAAGAGGTTGTTAAACTGCTTAGCTGCATCAATATCAAGAGGACGTAGCCAAGACAGAAAGCGCATAGCGACACTGATGCAGTCTGCAACACCAACATCACTTTCTAACTTTTTGACAGCACCAGCGAGCTTAGCAAGCGCGTCTGCCTCCTGAGCTGTAGCAAACCTCTTACCTTCTTCACGATTTTGAATATTGTTGTTGATTTCAACAATCTGTCGCTGGAACTGTGCTATAATCTGATCAGGTGTAATTGTAAATGAAGCTTTCAGCTCCTCCCAACCTCCTTCACGTACCCAGCGAGAGACAGTCTGCCTTGTCGTTCCGACTTTTGCAGCTATCTCCTCTTGTGTGCAACTTCCCTCCATATAGAGAGACTTTGCAATGCCTTTTTTGTCTATATTCGTCTTTGTCATATTGCCTAAATCTTTTGCAAATATCTTATATTTTATGGACTTTTTGAAATCCATTATTTATAACAGCACTGTCTGTTTGCACCATAAAATCAGCGGTTTGCACTATGAATTTACGATTTTGTTACTCCCAGAAAAAACATGATATTTGCATCAAAAATTGAAATAATGAGTTCAAACTTTTTCAACATTATACCTGGTAATGGAACCGTAGCTATCCTCTTATATGGAGAGGTCGGTAATGGTCAGCCTGTAGACAGTGGACGAGTGGTCAGTGAACTACTTGCCTTGCAAAGTCAGTATGATAAGATTGATGTACGCATCAATAGCAATGGAGGTGATGTTTTTAGCGGAATAGCCATTTACAATGCTCTTCGCACTTCAACGGCAGACATTAATATATATGTTGATGGTGTTGCTGCCAGCATTGCCGCTATTATTGCCCTCTGTGGTAAACCACTCTACATGAGTCCGTACGCTAAGCTTATGCTTCATAGCGTAAGTGGAGGTACGTGTGGCAATGCTTCAGACCTGCGCAGAATGGCTACAGTAATGGAGGAACTGGAACATAACCTTGCAGGTATGATTGCTGCACGTTGCGGAATGAGCGCAGAAGATGTATCAGCAAAGTTCTTTGACGAGGTTGACCACTGGATAAGTGCACAAGAAGCAGTTGAGATGAAACTTGCAGATGGAGTGTATGATATGCAGGATGATGGTGAACCAGCACCTAAAACTCATGAAGAGATATATCAATATTTCAATAACAGGTTGACTAATCAACCAAAAAACTATCAAAACATGGCATTAATAGACCAATTAAAGAGCATCCCATCATTTAGCAATATCAATGATGAGGCTGCAATTGTGAACAAAGTCAGAGAGTTGGCAAACAAGGCTACTAAGGTAGATGCACTTGAAACAGCCAATGCTGAGTACAAACAGCAGCTTCAGTTATCTGAAGCAAAAGAGCAGGAGGCTATCATTGACAAGGCTATCAGTGACGGTCGTATTACAGTAGAGCAGAAAGCACACTATGTTAAGCTTATGGCTGCAGACCGTGTTACTACAGAAGAACTCTTGAACAGCCTCAAGCAGATGCCTAAGCCTCGTGCTGCTTCGTACATCAATCCAGATGGTACTGGTAGCGACAGTTTCACCAACAAAACTTGGGACGAACTTGACAAAGCAGGACGTCTTGGTGACTTGAAGAGTCAGAATAAGGACCTTTTTGCAGCCAAGTTCAAGGAGAAGTTCGGTGTAGATTACCGAGAGTAAGAAATACAATACAAATTTAAAAGATAAGAAACTATGGCATTAAACAAAGAAATCTGGCAGTCAGACATTGTTGAGAACTTCTATCCTGACAATTCCTTTGCGTCGAAGAGTGTTGACGACTCTGTGTTTGTTGAGAACCGCAAGGTACACATTCCTAACGCTGGTGCTCCTTCAAACGTAGAGAGAAACCGCACACAGAAGCCAGCCACAACAAAACAGCGCACTGACAACGATCTTGAGTACGAGATGGACGAGCTGACAACTGACCCAGTGTACATTCCAAATATCGATATGGTAGAGCTCAGCTATAACAAGCGCAACTCTATCTTGAGCAATGACCGCTCTCAGTTACAGGAGGCTGCTCATCTCAATTTGCTTGATCGCTGGGGTCAGGGTGTCGCAACTACGAACATCATCAGTACAACAGGAACGTCCAAGACTGCTGCTCATACTTCATCTGTCGCTACTGGTATGCGCAAGTCTATCTGTAAGGCAGATGTTCGTAAGCTTATGACTGCTATGGATGCAGACAATGTTCCAGAGCAGGGACGCTACCTCTTGCTTGACGCATTCATGTATGCAGACCTGTTGGCAGACCTTGCTGAAAAAGATCAGTTTGCGTTTCTTAACTCTGCAGATCAGCAGAAGGGTATCCTTGGAAACCTCTATGGCTTCAATATCATGAAGCGAAGTCGAGTTCTTCGCCTTAACAACGGCACTAAGAAGGTGCTTAGCTGGGATAAGCAGGGCGCAGCAGATGAACTTGCAGCTGCTCTTGCTTGGCACGAGAATTCTGTCAGCCGTGCTATGGGTGAGGTCAAGATGTTTGACTCAACAGATAATCCTCTGTACTATGGTGATATCTACTCTTTCTTGCTCCGTACTGGTGGCTGTGTACGTCGTTACGACAAGAAGGGTGTCTACCTTCTCGCAGAATCTTTAACCGCTTAACTTGTGAGTTATGTTACCGAGAATTAGAATTAGATACATGAATGGCCTACTGGGCACCGTCGGGGAAAGTCCCGACGGCCTGTTCGCCTTGGTGTGTAGTGCGACTGCTATTAATGACACATTCGCTCTGGAGCGTGCTTATACTATTCAGAGTGTAGACAGTTTGACAGCACTCGGCATCACTGCAGCGAATAACGCCAGACTTTACAAGCATATCTCAGACTTCTATACAGAAGCAGAGAATGGAACAAAGCTGGTAATCTTCGGAGTTGACAAGGCTAAGACTATGACGGAACTCTGCGACCGCCAGACTGGAGCAGTGAAGAAACTCATTGTTAGCCAGAATGGAGCATTGCGTGGAATCTTTGTTGCACGTGACAACACAACAAAAGCTGCAGCAACTGATGGTTTAGAGGCAGACGTATTTACAGCGTTAGCAAAGGCACAGCAGACTGCAGAATGGTCAACAACTGACCTGTATGCTCCTTTATTCTTCATCTTGGAAGGACGTGGCTATACAGGTGCAACACTGAAAGACCTTAGCAATGAAACGTACAATCGTGTTGGTGTTCTATTGGGTGATACGGAAGCTGACTCACAGGGTGCATGTGTCGGTACTTTAGCTGGTCGCTTAGCAAGTCTTCCAGTGCAGCGTAATATTGGTCGTGTCAAGAATGGAGCATTGAAAACAACTCTGCTCTATGTTGGCAAGAAGAAGGTAGAAGAGGATAGCGAAGTTATCTCTTCTATTCACGATAAGGGTTATATCACAGCACGAAAGTATGTTGGACGCAGTGGTTACTTCTTTGCTGACGATCGACTCGCGTGTATTGAGACTGATGACTATGCGCATTTGTCAAACCGTCGTGTCATTGATAAGGCTTATCGTATTGCCTATAACACTCTGTTGGATATGATGCTGGATGAGTTGGAAATCAATTCTGACGGCACAATGCAGACAGGAGTTATTACAAGTTGGCAGCAGACAGTAGAGAACGCTGTTAACCGCTCTATGACAGCTGCAGGAGAATTGAGTGCCAGTGATAACGGCGAAGGTTGTTCATGCTACATAGACCCAAAACAGAATGTAGTAGCGACTTCAAAGGTTGAAATGACATTGAAGGTTCGTCCATTCGGATATGCTCGCTATGTTGATGTCAACCTTGGTTTCCAAGTAACAACAGTATAGACATGATAAATACTAAGGAATACGAGTGGTCAGATGTGACCGTAGTTGTTGCAGGTCGTCCTGTAACTGGTCTTCGAGGTGTGAAATATGGCTCGAAGCAAGAGAAGGAACTGCTGTATGCTAAGGGTAATAAGCCTCATGGCATTCAGCATGGCAATGTAGACTATAGTGGCGAGCTTACCCTACTGCAGAGTGAGTATCAAGCTTTGAAGAGTGCTGCTAATGGCAATATCCTCAATATGAGTTTTGATATCGTTGTGGCTTACGGAAATCCTGAAAACGGTGATCCTATCACAACAGACATTCTCAAAGGTGTGGAGTTGACAGAAGATCAGACAGAATGGAAGCAAGGTGACAAGTTTCAAGAAAAGTCTCTGCCATTCATCTACATTGACCAAAAGAGTTATTAACAATCAAATATCGAAGATATGAATTATTCAAAAGAAGATATCAATAAGTGGAAAGCCACGCATGGTGATTTGTTTGAAATCAGCGTAGAGGGCAAGTCTTGTGTGTTGCATAAGCCTACACGTCAAGACCTGAGCTATGCCAGCGTAATCAAAGACCCTATCAAGATGAGCGAGGTTATGTTGAAGCAGCTCTGGGTTGCCGGTGATGAAGAAATCAAAAACAATGACGAACTCTTCATGGCAGTAGTTGCCAAGATGGATGAGGTCTTGAAGGTAAAGGAGGCTGAGATAAAAAAACTTTAGAGGAGGCAGGGGTTGATGACTTTGACAACGCCCAGGATATTATCTTCATAGATACTATGCTGCGCTACTACCTAAGCATTGACCCTGAACTCCTACCAGACGAGAAATGGGCATCAACACTCAGCGCACTCAAAGAGATAAGAAAAATAGAAAAGGACTCTAATAATGGACAGCGTACTTAAGTTTTTAATAAAACTACAAGCAGATGGTGGTAATGTTCTGACGGTTGCTCGTCAGACTTCCACCCAGCTGGACGATATATCACGTAAGGCACGTACTACAGGTGCACGCCTACGTGAGGCTTTTTCATTTTCGACACTCAAGAGTTCGCTGATGTCCATTCCTGGAATGGAACTCATTACTAACCCTTATGCCCTTGTTGCTGGTGCTGTTGGTGCTATTACTAAGATAGGTGCAGAAGCAGAACAAACAGCCGTTGCCTTTACAACCTTAGTAGGAAGTGAGACAAAAGCTAAAGGAATGCTTGATGAAATTTCCAACTTCGCTGCAAAGACACCTTTTGGTAAATTAGATCTGACAGAGAACGCAAAGACTATGCTTAACTTTGGAGTGGAGACAGGAAAGGTTCTACCACTTCTTAAGCAGTTAGGAGACATCTCAGGTGGTAATAAGCAAACTCTGCAAAGTTTGTCATTAGTGCTTGGTCAGGTGTCAGCAGCTGGTAAGTTAGCTGGACAGGACAACCTTCAGTTTATCAATGCTGGATTTAATCCGCTTCAGGAACTTGCAAAGATGACAGGTGAATCTTATGCAAAGTTACAGGATAGAATGTCGAAGGGGCAAATCACCTTTGAAAATGTTGTACAGGCAATTCAACACGCTACTGGAGAAGGAGGAAAGTTCTTCGGTATGATGGATAAGAAATCTCAGACGGTAGCAGGTAAGTGGAGTACAATCTTAGATAATGTTCAAACCAGTGCTGTGAATATGTTTAATCAAGTCCAATCTCCTATCGGAGATTTGCTTGATCTGATTAATGATGCCCTTCCGCACATCACAGCTATAATTGAATCCTTGTTCTCGCACTTGGTAGCAGGAATACAATTTATAATTCAATATCGAACAGAGTTTGCTATACTGGCTGGAGTTATAGGAACTGTTTTGGCTGTCTCTAAAGCCTATTCAGCAGCTCTTCTTATTTATCAAGGGGTGATGACCGCTGTTACAGTAGCAACTAAGATATGGACTGGCGTACAATGGTTACTCAATGCTGCGTTGGCAGGAAACCCTATCGGACTTATTATCATAGGTATCGCAGCCTTAGTCGCAGCAGTTGTCTATTGTTGGAATAAGTTTGCTGGATTTCGTGCTTTTATCCTGACAATGTGGGATACATTAAAGGGTTTCGGTAATATCATCAAGGACTATATCATCAATCGCTTCAATGAGATGCTTGCAGGACTTGGCAAGCTTGGTGAAGCCTTAAAGAAACTATTCTCTGGAGACTTTCAAGGAGCAGCAGCTTCTGCAATGGAAGGCTTCAAGAAGTTGTCTGGAGTTGAAAGTGCTGCCAAGGCTATCAATGGAACCAAACAGCTTGTGAGTGGTGTTGGAGGGAATTTTCAGACACACCTTCGACAAGAACAGCAGAAGGACAAAAAGACATCTTCTGCTAAGAAAGAGAATAAGATAAGTACCCCTGGATTAAGTGGTAGCACAGGTGCTGTCGTTTTTGGAGAAGGTGAAAGCAAAGGCAAGAAGGGAAAGAAAGGTAAAAAGGGTGGTAAGAAAGGTGGTCGCAAGTCAGCCGAGGAACTTGCTACTGGTGGCACTCGCAACACTTCCATCACTATGCACATCGGAAAATTCTTCGATAATATCAATGTGTATATGAACGATAAGACTGACACTGCGGAACTTGAGCGAACTATTCTGCAAAGTATGAACCGAGCGTTAGCTATAGCAGCAAGTACAGACAGATGAACAAGGTAGCAAGATTTGCACTCGAAAACGTTGCCCTGAGAGTCACAGGCAACAAGATTCCACCTTATTGGCTGTTCAATGTGAATAAGCTTAGAGAGGTGGACGAAGAGGAATATAATGAAATCAAGTCAATGAGTGATGAGGAGTTGGAAGATACTGTTCGCACTAATGCACTTGGTATACCTATGCAACTTCCCCTTCGTCTACGTCTTGAAGAAAGTGGTGCGAAGGAGTGGTTGTTGCCGATTGAGCCAATGATTAGTCTGCAAGGTCAGAATATCATCGTGCGGCGACACGTTAACAAAGGTGCTGTAAAAGGAAGCATTAAGGAGCGGTGGTCACAAGATGATTATACTATCAGTATAGAAGGTATCCTTATCGGTGAAAATGGTAAATATCCTGAGGAAGACGTAAGCCGTTTACGCTCATTCTGTGAAGCTGGACGAGTGACAGCATTAAACCCCTTGCTGGAAATATTCGGTATATCACATCTTGTCATTGAAAGCTGGGAGATTCCTTTCACAAGTGGCTCTTCTAATCAGAACTATTCGCTAAAGGCATATAGTGATGACATATATAAACTTCTCTTAAATCAGCAGGACTTAAAACGATAGGCTTATGTACACAATGGCTTACGATATAGAGATTGGAGGCTGGCACGTTGGAATGCTTGACAGTGTTGAGGTGCATCGAAGTGTTGAACTACTTGCTGATACGGCAACTATAACATTGCCAGGTGCACAGTATAATGTAGCTCTGGATGTTGAAGATAAACTTCACAGAGGAGATAAGGTTATTATTCGCTTTGGATATAAGGAAGAAGGTTTAAAGGAGGAGTTCACTGGCTGGCTGCAACAAATCAGTACAGACGGTGACAATATTAAGCTGACTTGTGAGGATGATCTGTACACCTTTCGTAAGGAACTCAAAAACGAAGTGTTGAAGAAGGTTACACTTGCAGATCTTCTTAAGAAAGTAGTACAGGGAGTTGGAAAGGGCTACTCTATTCAATGCTCTTACAGTTGGACTTATGCAAAGTTTGTCATTCACAATGCTACTGGATATGATGTGCTCAAGAAAGTACAAGAAGAGTGTGGTGCAGATATATACCTTTCTAATGGTGTCTTACACGTGCATCCGCCAGGTGAAGTTGTAGGCGTAAATCGCTTTTATAATTTTGCCTTAAATGTAGAGGCAGTCAATTTGACTTATCGACAAGCAACTGACCGTAAGGTTCGTGTAGTGGTCAAAGCTCTTCTTCCTGATGGAACTGTGAAAGAGGTAGAAGTCGGAGCTACTGGTGGTGAGAAGGTAGAAATAAAATGTCCTACTTCTGATGCTGCAAGTATGAAACTTCGTGGCGAACTTGAAGTTAAACGTCGTAGTTTCGACGGCTATGACGGAAGTATCACAACTTGGCTCATACCTGAATGTATTCCTGGCGATATGGCGTGGCTTTATGATGCAGATTATCCACGTAAGGATGGCTGCTACTTTGTAAGAGCAGTAACAACAACTTTCAGCAGAGACGGTGGTAAACGAAAAATAGAACTTGGATTCAGATTAAGCTAAGGATATGGATCAATATAAGGAATTAAGAGAAAGGTTGCGAGGTGTAGCACCACAGCAAGAGATGACTGTACTACAAGGTATCGTTAAGAGCGTAAGCGGTAGTACTTGTGACGTGGAAATTGGAAGCCTTCTCGTACCAGATGTTCGCCTTCGTGCATCTGAAACAAATGATAATGGAGAGATGCTGATAGTTCCAAAAGTTGGTACTGCAGTCATCATTGGGAGTCTGTCGGGAGACTACTCAAGCCTTGTCGTCTTAGCTGTGGATCATGTTGAATCTATAACGATAAATGGAGGTAAGCTTGGAGGACTGGTTAATATTGAGGACTTAACCAAGAGACTTAATGAACTGGTTAAAGCTGTCAATAGCCATACACACCAGGGTACTCATGGTCCTACAGGTCCACCGCTAACAAAGGCACAAGAGTTCAAGAAAACTGATTATGAAGACGTAACTATCAAACATTGATATGAAAGGTATTACATTGATAGACTATGAAGCGGTGATACAACCGCATCGAGAGGCAGACGGAAAGATTACCTCTGGCCTGGTTGTCGGTGATACGCTGCATCAGAATCAGGCTTTGATTCTTCACTTACATAAGGGAGAGTTGAAAGAACGACCGATGACTGGCTGTGGCATCAGTGATATGCTGCTTGACAATGATCCTATCTATTGGAGAACGCTCATCAGAGAGCAGCTGGAGATGGACAGACAAACTGTGACTAATATAAAAATAACAACCAAAAGCATCGAAATAGATGCACAATATTAAACTTAAGCAATATGCAAAGAAACACGAAGGAATGGATACAATACGGCTCAGCCATATTTCTGCTTGCAAGTGGTGTGGCAATGGCTTTTCTGAGTTTCTTCTTTAATGGGGGCGATGTTAAAGACAGCGTGCTGTGGTATGTGTCGCAGACTTTGGTCTATGCTGGCTCAATCTTCGGTGTGGGTATCTACATTCAGAGTAAATGGGGAGATGTGAGAAATTACATCGACCGAGTTGTCAACTCCAAGAACGGAAAGGAGGAAGAATGAGAACGATTAAATATATTGCAATACACTGCACTGCAAGTCATCAGTCACAGACTATTGAGAGCCTACGACAAGAGTTCCTTCGGAAAGGATGGACAAATCCAGGCTATCACTATGTGGTTAGTCCAGACGGCAAGATTACCCAGCTACTTGATGAAGACAAAGTAAGTAATGGTGTAAAGGGCTTCAATGCTGTTTCTATCAATGTTGCTTATATTGGTGGCATTGATACCAATGGCAAACCCACTGATAACCGTACAGACGCACAGAAAGCAAGTCTTCGCTCGCTCTTGAAGATGCTACATAAGAAGTACCCTACAGCGGTTATTCAGGGACATCGTGATTTTTCTCCTGACTTGAACCACGATGGTAGAATTACCTCTAACGAATATATTAAGGCCTGTCCTTGTTTCGATGCAAAGGCTGAATACGCAAACATCTAACAACAACGATATGAAAACATTAAAAGTATTATTAGCAATTATCCTTACTGCTGTAATTTTCTCTGCTTGCTCTCATAAGGTCTATGTACCTGTAGAGAGTGTAAGCACCGATACCCTGCACGTTGTCAGTCACGATACTATAAGGGTTACGGAACGTCTTGCGCCAGTGTCACTTGCATTACCTGAGTATCATCAAGAGCGAGCAACGAAAGACTCTGTTTCTGTCTTGCAGAATGCCTTATATCGCTCAACGGCAAGAATACATAACGGTATCCTCACACACATATTAGAAAGTCTGCCAGGAGCTAAGGTAGAAGGTCTGACACCAGTGCATGACACCATCCGCATAACGATACACGATAAGGATCATAAACAATATAAAGAGAAACCAAAGATTATTTACAAGGAAAAGAATTTGAAATGGATTGAAAAGCGTGCAATGGAAACAGGCTTTGTCGCATTCGGTGTCCTTGTGATGTTAGCTCTTTATTTCGTAATAAGATGGAAGTTGAAGTAAAAGATGGTCAGACCTTGGCTGATATAGCCATACAGGAGTATGGCTCGCTGGAAGCATTGCCTGCTTTGGCTGCTACGAATGGTATCGGTATGGCTGAAACGTTAGCAGCAGGAAGCAGATTGCAACTTCCTGACGTAAGTTTCAACCGATTAATACAACAGTATTGCAAGGCTAACGATGTGTCTCCAGCAACAGAGAGGGGTATGACAGATGTCAAGTTAAGGGTGTTCGGTGGTGAATTTGCACCACAATTCAATTAAAGTGGATAAATATGGCTCGTAGTATAGCAGAGATAAAACAAACAATGACAAATGCCTTTATGGCAGATGCTACAGTAAGAGAACGATACGGACTATCAGAGAATGACACCTTTGATGATAGTTTCTCAGCGGTCAGTATTGAGAACATTCTGTTTTACATCGTGGCTGCCTGTAGCCATGTACTGGAGGTTCTGTTCGACCAGTTCAAGGCGGATGTAGACGATAAAATCAGTCGTGCTGTAGTAGCAAGTGTACCTTGGTACTATAAGATTGCAAAAGAGTTCCAGTATGGTGATGCTTTAATCTTTAATGAGGCGACGCAACAATATGTCTACGAACAGGAAAACGAGAAGAAGCGACTTGTTAAATATGTTGCTGTACGCGATAGAGGAACTTCCGTAGAGATTCTTGCTTCTGCTGAAGCAGGAGGACAGCCGGCTATTCTTTCAGAAGATGTTTTAACAGCGTTCAAACAGTATTTGAATCGTGTTAAAATAGCAGGTGTTGTGCTCTCTGTTCGCTCGTTGCCTGCAGATAGAATAAGTATCAATGCAACTATACACGTCGACCCATTGGTGATTGATAGAACAGGTGTAAGAATAGCAGATGGCAGTTATGCTGTAGAGGATGCTGTGAACACCTATGTCAGAAAGATTATCTATGGAGGCACTTTCAACAAGACGAAATTGGTTGATGCTATACAGAATGTGGGAGGTGTGCAGGACGTAGAGCTACATATCTGTAAGTATAGCACGGATGGGACTATATATAAAGAAATCAACGGTAATAATTACACCGCTGTTGGTGGAAGTTTTGTTACTGTGAACCTAAGAAATACATTGAACTATGTGGTATAAGTTAGATATCATCAAACTTGGCTTTCAGTTGTTGCCTCCAATATTGAGAAGCAAAGTGCTCGTAGCACTACTCAAAGCGATGCTGCGTGGAATAAGGGATTTGTGTAACCGGTTTTATAGTTACCGTTCTCACGTGTTGAATCGTCTCAACATAACGGCAGGTGTTCAGTATATAGAGAAGATCCTAAATGATGCCTTCTTTCTTTCAGAGCATCAAATTTACATCGTCTCTGCTGATCAGAGAGTACAGACTGTTTTACATTTCAAGAGTGAAGGTCTGACCCCTGTTTATGTGAGTGGTAATCCTCCGCTGTATGTCAGAGCTTATGATGATGTCCCTAAGCAGCCTTCTTTCATTGTCTATGTACCGTCATTCCTATGTACATCAATAGATGCTGCAGAAGACAAGTATGAAGGGCATAATTTGACAACTATATTAAACCTATTGAATCATTATAAACCTGCGGGACGCTCTTTCCGCATAGAAATATACGAATATGAATAAGATGCTCTTTAGTGAGGGTGGGCAGCCCCTCTACATCGATGATCTCAAAACATTGCAGGAGAATCCAACCAATCAGATGTCTGCACTTCTTCAGGCTCTTGGTGCTAATACATCAGCCTTTTTGCTTGAACGCTTCCAAGGAGAGTTGAAGAAACTTAATGAAGGAGATAAGACTACTACTTTTCAAACTAAGAAGAACTGGTTGGTACTTGATGGAATCATTTATGAGATAAAGGAAACTACACTGGTTGCTCATAGTTGGAATGATCCATTATATGTTGGTGTTAGGAAAACTACTTCTGATGTACGCATATTTGAGGATGGACAGGAACGTGCCTGCAGAGAAACAGCAGAGGCTTTCTTAACATTTGAGAAGACAGAAGGTGTCTTTAATGTCAGTGAATTGAAAACGATCTTTGACCTTATAGCTCCATCAATAGTTGTTAAGTTGTCTGAAACAGAATATAAGGATATGCCGTGGGTACTGAAGAATGGTTACTCAGGACAAATACAATCTAAAGTGAGATCTGACTATACTATTATATTGCTGTCCTGTAAAACTTAAATAACATATAAATCCTTGCGGAATAGCCTTTATATAGGTAATTCCGCATTCTTTTTTGAAATCCAAGCCCCCTAATCAAATAAGTCAAGTTCTTTTGGTGGTGAATTTGCCTTTTCAGCT